ATACCAGTTAATTGTACGATTTTGATTGTCATTATTTTTTAAATAAATCTTAACAATCATTCTATTTGTTGGATCGATTGTAGTTGTTGGTAAAATTAAATCTGTTGTTACTTCTACCGGTGTAACTGCATCAATCCATCCAATACCTGCAAGACCAGTTTGTATAATAGGTCCAATCGCAACTCCACTTGAATTTGCTAATTGAATTGTTGCATAAGCTTCTACAATATTACCAACTGCTTGTTTTAAGAAGTGAAAATGGAATTGTTGTAAACCACCAGGAATTACTGCAACACCTAATTCATCTGTTAAGAATTCGCTTACTAAAACACCTGTTTCTAAAGGGGTTAAGTTTTTTGTAACTACTTGTTGTGTACCTGCACCTGGTGTAGTTGCTAATAACTTATAAGGTGATACGTCAGAAGGTATTGATTGTTCAAAATAGTATGTTGCACCACTAGAAATACCAGTAGATCCTTGAATACCTTGTGGACCTTGATTTCCTTGTGCTCCAGTATTTCCTTGTGCACCAGTTGTACCTTGCACTCCAACAGGTCCTTGATTACCTTGTGTACCAGTAGTTCCAGTTGGACCTTGTGCACCTTGTGTTCCAGCACCAGTTGCTCCTTGAGGACCAGTAGTTCCAGTTGGACCCTGATTTCCTTGTGTACCATTTGTTCCAGCAGCACCTTGTGCTCCTTGAGTTCCAGCACCAGTTGCTCCTTGAGCACCTGTTGCTCCTTGTGCACCATTAGTACCTGCATTTCCTTGTGGTCCTGTTGTACCAATTGGTCCTTGACGACCTTGTGTACCAGAAGGACCTTGTGCTCCTTGAGTTCCAGTACCAGTTGCACCTTGTGCTCCAGTTGCTCCTTGAGCACCATTAGTACCATTAGTACCTTGAGGTCCTGTTGCACCTTGTGCTCCTTGAGTACCTGCTGCTAAACCAACAACTGTAACATCTGTAAAATCTACAGTTGATTGTGGCGCAAATTTTGTTTCATCTTCTGAAATCTCAATAGGAAGAAGATTACCGTCACCGTCTGTTAATGGCTTTAAAGTGCCATCAATAGGTCCGTTATCCTCTGTCTTAATTAAACCATGATAGGTTTGATTAATGTAAGTATTGTTTAAACTTGACATATATTTCTTATTTTTATTATTTAATTACAATCATTCCAAAGTTGAACAGCTAAATTCCATCGATCTGGTGAAGTGTTCCATTTAATACATTCACCACATTGAACATCAACATACACAATATTTCTTTCAGTTTCATTATCACTAATGTAGACAACAGTATCAACTTCATCAAGACATGGTTCAACATAAGCTTGACCTTTATCTAAAATATAACCATTAGAAGGGTCTAATGTAATATCTTCAATAGCCCATAATTTATAATCGAAGTTACCTGCAGGGTACAGAGCGACCATCCCGTTCTCTGGATCTTCATCAACTATATTAGTCAATTCAATCGAAAACTTAGTGTACCTGGTGTTTTGAATTACAATATTTGGAATTACGTAAAACCATTGATTTCCAAAACCTGACTTGAAACCAAATAAAAATAAATTCGAATCAAACGGAATATCAGCATCTAATGTGTTTACATAGATGATAATGTTACCATTTGTACCTAGATTTTGTAAATTTATCATTTAATTAGATTCTTTTTATATTCTTAAATATAGGAATCTAGGATGCTGACATCAGTGCATAAAAAAAGGGAGTCGAAAGACTCCCTTAATTATTTTGCAACCTTAGAAAGATTAAGCGTTAACGATAGTAATACCATCAACTACATCAGCTAAAGTACCATCGATGATACCAGCAGATTGAGGTTCTTGAGATTGGAATGTAAGTGTGTAACCATTTAAGTCAGCTACTGCAGTTCCTGTTGCAGCTGTACCCGCAGACATAACAGCACCACGAGTAACACCCATGATATAAGTTACATCATTGTTATCAACAAATGCAATTTTTAAATCTCTATTTTGAGCTAACAATAAGATTTGATTTCTTTTTGCTGCTTCCATTTTTTGAAGAACGATTGTAAGTTCTCCTTGGTAAAATACTGTACCATTTACGTTAGAAACGTTGATTGATTCACTGTAGAATGCTGTATCTTTAGCTAACTCATATTGGTAAAAAGAACCGGTACCATTGATATCGGTAATTTCTCCGCCAATACTAGTTGTAGTACTTGAAATAGTACCACCTAAAAAGTAAGCAGTTTTTAAACCACCAAGTGCATTCATACAATCTAACGGAAGTGCTGCGTTTATTAAACAAGCCATAATATGTTATTTTGTTTTTTGTTTTTAAATAGAGTGGACCATAAAGATCCACTCATTATTGGGGTTTAAATTAAGCTACAGTTGAAACTAATTGAGATGCATAAGCAGCAGTACCCAATTTGAATTTAGCCATAAAGTTTACTTGATCTTGAGAAGGATCGTAGTAGAATCTGAATTGATCTTGATTGTCTACGATACCAGTACCCATGAACACATATTTCTTAGGTCCGATAACAACAGCAGAGTCTCCAGCTGGATCAACGATACCAGGAGCAGCAAATACTTTTACGTTAGAACCTGGGAAGATGAAGCTAGATTCTGCAGTACCAGCAACGTTAGAAACGTTAGGGTATTGCAATAAGATAGAGTTACCAGTCAATTGTAAACCTTGTACTAACTTAGAGTAAGTAGCATAAGACATATAAGCAACTAGATCGTCTTCTTGCTTAACAGCAGTTGGGATCAAATCGATCAATGCCCACATATTAGCAACAGCGTTAGAAGCTGTCCAAGCTGTAGAATAAGCAGTACCATCTACAGCACCTTCAGCAACTGAAGTTTGGAATAACAAACCATCAAGAGATGCTCCATCACCAGCCCATAGAGTGCTCTCTACGTATTGGTTGATTGAACGTACTTTGAAATCTGCGATAGCAGCTTCGAAAGGTACAGTCTCGTGGATTGCGTTTGGAGAAAGTTGGCTAGACAACCAGTAGTCATAAAGACTGTCTGGACATAAAGTCTCTTTCAACATTTTAGCACCAACTACGATAGGTAATTGAGTGAAGATAGTAGAGTTAGTTCCTACAGCACCAGAACCGAATCCGCAAGCAGCATCTTTAATGTCTACGTTTGCGTCTAGGATGTTTAGGTTTACTGTTCCAGATACTAATCCAGCTTTTACAGTAAGGTTGTTAACAGTTTGTGGTTTTAACAACGCTTTAGTAATTAGGTCGATTTGGCTAGTTTGATCTACGTATGTAGTTAAGCCTGATAAATTAAAAGCCATAATTTTTAGGTTTTTTGTTTTTAATGTTTAGTTTGTGATTATTACTTTTTAGCAATACTTTTTAAGAACTCTGCTTTTGCGCCGATTGCATCGATAGCATCAACAACATTTGGCATAGTTACTTTTGGAATTGGGTTAGCAGCAGGTGCTTTAGAGAATTTCTCCATTTTGCTCTTCATTGCTCCCATTTCTTCTTTAACAGATGCAACTTCTTTAGCTACTTCTTCAACTGCTTCGAAGATTGCTTTCATTTTTTCAGCAACTTTCTCTTCAACTTTTGCGATAATAGCTTCTTCTACCATTGCAACGTCTACTTTAGCAGCTTCTGGCATTTCTTCCATTTTCTTAGTCTTAGCTCCAGATACTTCAACAGTAGTTTCTTCAGCAACATCTTCAGCTTCAGCAGCTTCGATTTCTACGATTAATCCATTCTCGTCAAGTTCAATAGTAGTACCATCTTCTAATGTATGTTCACCAGCAGGTGCCAATACTTTAGAACCATCTTCAGAAACAATATAAACAGGAAAACCTGGTTCAAATTTTTCTACTTCAACAGTTGTACCATCCATCAACTTTACAATCTCTAGCTTAATCTCCATGCCTAGTACTTCGCGTACTTGGTTCAATTTCAACTTGTAAGTCATAATATTGATTTTTGTTTTTATTAATTATACATTTTATAGGAAAAGATCCTATACTCTTAAATATAAGCATATCGGACACTGACATATCTCACTGAAACATTTTTTAATATGGTTATATAACCTATAAGAAAATAAACACTAAAAATTATGTCAGAACACGAACAATTAATGAAACTAATTGCTGAGTTAAATTACTCAATGAGAGGTTTAACTAATGAAATTCGTACATTGCGAATTAAATTAGACAATGAAACTAAGACTGTTAGTAAGAACCATAACAGTCAACAAAGATGGGTATGTCCAGACGGACATGTTACTTCAGGTCATAAAGCCCGAATGTATTGCGAAAGCAAAGGACTAGATTATCAATTAGCATATAGAGTTCTTTAATAGAAACGGTTGCAAAAAGAAAGGGACTTAATAGTCCCTTTTTTTATTTTAAAATATTTAGAATCTTTTCATATCGTCTACGATCTTCAATTTCTTCCATATCTGAGAAGGATCCTTCAACTGAAAAACCTTTAAGTTCTCCATTCTTGATTCTTCTCCAAGTTTCTTTATCGTCAACTTTCATTTTTACCATCCAAGTTCCTTTAGGTACATTGTATCCGTAAACTGTATTTGCTTTATCAGTTTTAGGATCTTCAACTAACCATGATTCGAAAACATATGCACCAGCTTGATTAACTTCATGATCTGTGTTAGTCTCATTAGTTCTTGCCTCTTTCATATATTTCATTGCTATCTCTTTGATAGTTTCTTCACTAAACTTCACATAGTAAATATCTCCAGTCTCTTCATCCTTTCTAGGAATTGAAATATTTGGTAACATTGCTGGACCAACTACGATTTTTTGCTCTTCATCTGCAAAGTTAAATTGTAACTTAGAGAATGCAGAATTACCTGCTAATGGAGCTAAGTTTCTTTGAGGACGTTTAACATATCCTCTTCCTTGTGTAGCTCTTGGCGCTGTTTGTGCTACTCGTTGAATATTATCATCTGGAGTTGCTTCAGTTACTTGTAATCTTCTACCAACTCTTTGTGCAATAAACTTTTGCCAATAATGTTGGCAGTTTACTCCACCTTTATATTTAAAGATGGAATATCTACCACCGCCAACTCCTGGTCCAAATTCTTCATTAAATGTATCTAATGCATCAATCTCTTCTCTAGTATAGAAACGAGATAATCCCATCATTCTTGAACAAAATTGTCTAGTGTTACTAGCAACATTTGAGCTTCTATATTTGTAAACTACTTCTTCTCCATCAGCTTTTGTAATAGTTCTTGCTGGAGTATAATCAGCATCTTTAGGGTTAAGAGCGAATTGAAATGCAGACACATAATCTACTTCACTTTCGTGTACGCCTAAGACACTTGCCATTTCTAATATAGTTTCTAATTGTTCTGGCGTTAAGAGGTCATCGATCTTCTTCTTTGGACCTTCCTGATCAACATAAGGTGTTAGACCAGTAGTATCAATTTCGAATTTTCCATTTTTAATAGGAACACAATTAGGAACAGTTCTACCATTCTTCTTTTTAACACCAATTGGTTCATAACCTTTCCAA